CTAGCAATTAAACTTCACTTTACCACAGACAGATTTAATGTTTTTGAGAACAGAGGTAGTGTTCGTGGTACTCGTGAGGCATTTAATGCTCGTAATGATAGATACATATTTGAGAAGTTAGCGAACAAACGACCAGATGATAAAGATATCATACAGTTCTTTGTATCCAACTTTGCATATGGTAATGACCAAGCAATTTATGCTGGACAAGAAGCAGAAGACAATTATTTACAATGGCAGAAACGAAAACAATCGATGACTAAGATTTTCGTTGATGATTTGGCATCACTAATAACACACATTGAATTAAACAAGTTGAAACCCACTGCAATATTTCAATTTACAGAAAACGAATATCCTGTAGCATTAAAATTATTCGTTGGTGGTAAAATTGCAATAGAAACTCTAAATATCATAGACGATATGACTGGAATGCTTGACGACTGGGTAACTCATCCATCTGTAAGATACATTTGGGAAGATGAGATGCGAAGAATTAAAAAGTTGACTGGATTCGTGAAATACGATAAAATAAAGATTGGTAAAATCTTCAGTCACTTTAAGGAAGAAATTGCAGAGTAATAATATGGGTCGCACATATAATAAGTCATCAAGAAGTTTTGATGATACGGAATTTGGTAATCGTTTAGGGAAACCTGCCAAACATTCAAACGGTAAAAAAACTGGTGGAATGAAAACGCTAAATAGTTATGTTGAAGAAGATTATGATAACTCAGATAATGAGTTTGAACTAGATGAAACAACAGATACTAAAAATACTTAACATACATTTAATACAAAGGAAATACGATGGATATTCAATCATTACGCAAAATGCGCAACTCAGACTTTGGTGCTATCTCGTCAGCATTCGAAAAAGTCGCAAATCCCCAATCCGAACAAAAGTCTTTTACAGACGATCGCTTCTGGCGACTCGAAGGTGACAAGGCTGGCAACGGAACAGCAACACTCCGATTCCTACCACGTGTAGAAGGTGATGAACTCCCATGGGTTCGTATCTTTTCTCATGGCTTCCAAGGTCCAACTGGAAAATGGTATATCGAAAACTCCCTAACAACTCTTGGTGAAAATGATCCAGTCGGTGAATTGAACACTCAACTTTGGAACTCTGGTTCTGAAGCAAACAAAGAGATCGCACGTAAACAAAAGCGTCGTCTTTCATTCACTGCTAATATTCTGATCGTATCAGATCCTAAGCACCCAGAGAATGAAGGTAAAGTGTTCTTGTGGAAGTTTGGTAAGAAAATCTTTGATAAGATTATGGACAAGGCTCGTCCAACCTTTGAAGATGAGAAACCAGTCAATGTATTTGACTTCTGGGAAGGTGCAAACTTCAAACTCCGTATGCGTAAGAAAGATGGTTACGCAAACTATGATGAGTCTGCATTCATGGAGCCAGCAGCAATTGGTTCTGATGATGAGATCGTTAAGATCGCTTCTGCTCAGGTTAAGTTGTCTGAGTTTACTGATCGTAAGAACTTCAAGTCTTATGATGAGTTGAAGAAGAAACTCAATGAGGTTTTATCTGGTGATTCTTTTGCTAGCAAGTCTGCTGCACAGATCGCTGAAGATGAAGATCGTCCAGTAGCACAAGCACCAAAGATTGCTTCTAAACCTGCGCCAGCACCAAAGGCAATGGAAGAAGACGATGATGATGTTATGTCTTACTTTGAGAAGATTGCTAAAGAAGATTAATCTTTAGAGTAGAAATTAAAAAGGGATCGAAAGATCCCTTTTTTTATGTGCCGTATATCGTAGAAAGATATCTTGATTGAGACGATTCTTGGTTTCGAATCGGAGACTTAATAATTTGAGTAGTATTAGAATTATTAGTGACTGGAGCGTTGACCACATTGGTCTTATTACCACCACCTCCACCAGCAGTTGCACTTGCATCAGCATTTGCTCTTGAACCACCCTCAACAGCACCAGCTGGACGTAACGCTGCACCCATTGCTGCAATTTTATCAATTGGAAGTTCAGAGATTGCTTTAATTGTTTTAGTATCAATTCCAGAGAATTTACCTAAACCAGTAGCAAGAGCCATCACACCATCGCCAGCTGCTTTGATATCTTGTCCCTTTTCACCCATCATCATAATCTGTTCAACTGGAGATTTTCCAGGAGTGACTAGATTTAAGAATCCACCAACTAGATTACCAATACCTGCTGCAGCAGTTCCAGCACCGAACACAGCCATACCAGCACCAATTGCTGCGAGTCCAGCACCAACCATAAGAAGATTGGAACCATCTAGTTTTGCCAGTCTTTCAATACTGTCAACCATTATACTAAAACCTTCACCGACTGCTTGTATTGCTTTACCGATAATCCATAAAGCACCACCAAGTAAACCTATTGCAACTGCACCTTCAATCATTGGTGCTGCAGCCTTTCCAGCAATAAATCCCAGAGCCATCAATCCACCGACAGCAAGAGCAGCTTTGCCCATTGTCTGTAGGTCTATACCTTCAAATTCTTTTAGAACATATGATAGACCCCATAAGACTACTGTCATCGCAGCAAGTCCTTTAGCACCTTCCATCATCTGTCCTTTGACTTTATCAAGTGCTAGTCCAGCAAGAACTAAACCACCAAGAGCAACCATGCCCTTACCAACAGCACCCCAGTCGAGATCTCCAAAATTTTCGAATGCTTTAGAAGCAACCCACAAAGCACCAGCAATAGCGATTAAACCAACACCAAAATTCTTCATTCCTTCAAGTGCTTTACCAAAACCACCACCAGAATCACCACCTTTATCTTCTGCTGGTTTTGCTTTTTGGTCAGGAGATTCACCACGAGTATTTTGTTCAATCTTAATTAAAAGATCGTCCATCTTTTCTTCATGTTTGGCTTGTTCAATCTGTCTTTCTTCTGCCACTCCAGAATCAGCAAACTCTTGAGTAGGAGATTCACGTTTAACTAATCCTGCTTTAAGATCGCTCTTGGCATATTCATTGGATAAGTCGTCACGTTTACTTAGAAGTCGTTTACCTTCTTTTGTCTTTGAAAGATCTGCCTCAGACATCCCAGTATCTTTCTTAAACTGAGATAACTCTGCTTCATTTCGTTTGATTTCTTTTGCTGTTTTATTTGCAGATTCAAATTTAGTTCCAAGAGTTTTGCGATCGTCTTCAGAACCAAGTTTACGCTGAGTTTGAATAAACTTTTCTTTAGCGATAGACTTATTAAAGATACCACCAATATTAAATGCCTTAAGAGCAGTAACTTTAAGTGCAGACATTGAACCAAAGTTATCCTTTAGTTTCTTGCCCATGTCTTTAAATTTGTCACCCAATGTATCAAAAGTTTCCATACCTTTTGCGATATTGGCGATTGCTTTGGCTTCTTCTTTACGAAGTTGTAGATTCTCTTTTAAAGCATCATTTGCTTCTTTTATTTTTTGTTTTTCTTGATCTTTTAGTTTAATGGCTTCTAATTTTGCTTCAGTAAACTGTTTATCTTGAAGTTGAGCAATCAATGCTTCTTTAATATCTTTCATCATAGCGGACTGAGCAATCTGTTCAGCCAACTGTTGCTGGTTTGCACCAGCCTGAGCCATGGAAGACTCTAATTGTTTGATGGCAGTTTCATTAGCCTTTGCCTGTTCTGAAAGTAACTTTGAAAAGGCAGCACTGTCCCATGCATTAACATTAGTTGTTGTGCTAACATTAACTACTGGTGGCTGATTTTTACTGTTTCGTTTTGCCATCTAATTACATCCTCTTTTTGGATTCGATTCTTTTCTTTTCTTCTTCTAGGTACTGAATCAACATAAAGACATATACTTCTCTTTCGAAGGGTATCATCTCTTCCAGCTCAGCCAAAGAGTATTTGTGGTACTGCATCATCGCAAAATTCATTTTATAATAGTTCTCAAGCGATTCATGACTGAGCAATACTAAAAAAAACTTTGGAGTCCCTCCAATACCTTAACATGATGTCTGTTACATACAGGACAATCATATTCAATCTCTTTTTTAATCTTTGGCAT